TCTTGAACCTTGCGTTCGTCAGCAGCTTTTACGATTTTTTTTGCGTCTTCCGAAAATCGATGCCTCTCTGGGTCTTCTCTGTCGGCTAACCAGATCAATGTTCCAATGCCTACAGCACCACCTTTGAAGGAGAACCAGACATCTCTACAGGGATCTGAGTCTTGCCATTCAGAAGCGAAGTCAGGATCTTCTGCGGACCAAGCAGACCAAAGCATCAAGCCAGCTTCAGTGGGCAAGGCAGAGTTAATTGCCATACCAATTTTGACCCAATGATCTCTAGACCCTTTGCCTTTGCAAGGGATTACGTCTAGGCAATCTTTGACGATTTCAAAGACTTCATCTGCGGTTCTATCTGAGAAGTCAAGATCGCGTTTAACCATAGTTTTTGGCGGCTGTCTCATTTCCGCCAACAACCAGTCTGGCGCTACTGGAATGGAGTTGAGATCTCCTTCAATTTTATATTCACCAGGCTGAGAAGTTTTGCCACCTGGGTAGGCACCAAAGATGACGCCCTGCCTCTTTGAGTTCCAGAGGATCTCGTAATCCTGATCACCTAGTCCTCGACCTTCTACTACGTTCCATAGCTCTTCTGGAACGCGAAACAGGTATTTGGCAGCATTGACCCTGGTCGAAGTAACGACAGGTGCATTGTGGAGCGTATGACCCCAGATCTTGAGGAGCTTTTTTAGGCCACGATCAACGTCAAGGATGACGATGCCATTGCCTCTAATACCGGTGAAAACGCCAACAGCTTGAAGGTCAGGGTTCTTTTGGGACGCAAGGGCGACATCAGCTGGCCCGAACTTGTGATCAAAGCTGGCTTCTAGGGGGTTCTTTCCGGTTGCGGGCTTACCTGAAACCATTGGAGCGCCTTTGCGATAAATGGGCGCGTATACCAGTCCTGAAGGAAGCGTGTTGACGAAATCGAAAAAGTTCATGTAATATGAGAATGTGGTGTTCAAGCCTGTCCCCTGAGTGTGGTTTCGCTCAGGGGATTTTTTATTCTAGCCCGACTTGACGGCTAGGCCATGATCGTATACTATTGGAAGGCATCAGGCAACTGATGCGAAAACCCATCTCGTAATTTCTACGTGAAACTCTCGTCAACATTCCTCCAATCAATGGAGCAACAGGCCGAAGGTAATTCCTCAAAGGATAATTATCTTCGCTACACAAAGTTAGAAGCAGGCAAGCCTGCAAACTTTGCACTTTTAGAGGAAGACCCTCTCTGCTACTGGCTTGTCTGGGCTGACGGTACGGACGGAAGTGCAAAACCTTTCCGCTTCGTGTCTCAACCATCTCAAGCTGACATCGACTCAGAGTTTGGTACTAATTACACTCAAGCTTTGAACTATGACAAGACAGGCCCAAGAAAGCCTCAAGAATGTTTAACCTGGCCAGTTTATAACTGGGACTTAAGTTTGGTTCAAGTTCTTGAAGTTTCCCACGTTTCTTTGGCTCGTCAGTTTGCAAAGTACGGTCTTAATCGAAAGTATTCTAAGAATCTTTTGGGCTGGGACTTTGAGTTAAGCAAGATCCAGGCTGATATGACTCGTTATGAGCTTCTTATCGTTCCCCGCGATGACGAAGAGCATGAAGACGACAAGATGGATGCTGCTTGGGAGAAAGCCCAGAAGAACGGATTCGATCTACAGCAAATGGTTGTAGGCGGCGATCCATTTAATCCAGCAGGCTGATCATTTGGAGCGGCAGGACTAGGTTTTAGCTGAGGCCGAAATCCTGCCTGTCCGCAATCGGTTGTCAAAGCTGCTAGGCCAGGCAGCTTTTTTCCCCATGCAATCAGATTGCAGATATGGATTCCGATCTTGGAACGGTGTTGGTACAGGCTCCCCAGAGGCCCATTTGCCACCGTCAAGGCAGGAACGTCTGTAAGTCCGCTCTTCTTTACAATATGAGGTTTGACCATGATTTCGATTGCAGGGGTAAAAAAATGCCGTCCTTTTTTTGAGGACGGTAAATGGTTTCTTTTCCTTGACGGACACGACGACAAGGTTGTGTTGAGCAGAGCTGGGGCAGAAGATCTGCAAATTGCTCTATGCAACTTGCCTATTTATAAACATCCTGGTCTTTTTTGGGGTTATAATTTTCCAAAAGATCAAGCATTATGTAACTGTGAGTTACCTGAAGCCGGTGATGTTTGCGTTTTTCTAACCAGTCAAGACAACAAAGCTCTTGAAGTCCTTGCCAACCACATGAGTGCTGACCATTGCTGGGAACATGAGTGCTGACCATTTTCAAACAATTTCAAACGATTGGTTTAATCATGCGTAAGAGCAAAAAACCTAGTTTCAAGCCTGCCAGTGAGTTCAAGGTCGTCAAGCTAAGCCGTAATGGCCCGAAGGCTGGTCAATCAACTGAGGCTTGGGAGCGGGGCAAGGTTAAGAGCGACAAGAGATGGGACAAAACCCGCGAAAAAAACTTCAATAATCTGCTGTACTGATGCGTAGTGCTAAGATCACTTTGGATACCTATGCCTTGAATGGCTGAAGACCTAGAAGTTTTTCTAATACCAGAGCCTGTGACTACGGTTTTGGAGGATGGCTGTATACGGATTGATCTTGGGGAGCACAGCTCGATTGTGTCCAGTTTCCATTTGATACAGCCGAAGATCAATTTGCTAACCAAGAAATGGCTGGAGAAACATGCCGGATGACACCCAAGACAAACTGGCAACACTGCGAAGGTGGCATCTAGAGCAAGACAATTCTGGTCCTTTCAGGGTTTATCGGGACGAAGAGGATCGTGAGTATCACTCTGTGACTCACATTTTGAAACACACTGCCCCCGATAGTCAGAAGGATGCTTTGGCGCGATGGTCAAAGAAGCCAGGCAGTGATTTACAAAGACAAATTGCGTGTGATCGTGGGACGGTAGTTCATGAAAAGTGTGAGTATGTGCTCAAGACCGCTTCAAAGCTGGCCCGTCAAAGTGCCAACAAGAAAGGATCGTGGAAGGTTTGGGATGATGGTTTGGCACGTCCTCCAAAAGCCATCACCACCTGGGCACTTAAGAAGTCGATGGAGGGAGCGCCAAAGATTAGTTGGGCAGCCCGTGAGTACGCCAGAGGCATATCCGATTGGCTGGTTAGTGGATCTGTAACAGCGATTCACGCATCAGAGTTCAGCATTAGCCACACATCAGGTTTTGCTGGAACGGCAGACGCCCTAATCGACACATCATTGGGTCTAACGATCTGTGACTTCAAGACAAGCTCTAGGGAGTCAGATAAGCCTGAGGCATGGCTTGTGGATCACCAGGACCAGCTTGGCGCTTATAGCCTTGGATTACAGGAGATGATCGGCCTAAGGGTGAAAGCTGGAGCGATTGTGATTGGGAAGCCTGACGGCACTATGCAATTAAGGATGATGAGCGAATTAGAGATGCGTGGATGTGAGTGTCGATGGTCTGAGCGTCTTAGTCGTTATCAAGCTATGTTGGCGCTTGGAGCGTTGAATCTCGATGCCGCGTAGAGCAGAGCAAGTTAGCAGGGCTGCTAACGAGCGAGAAGTATTCGAGAACATTGATAGAGCAAAGGAGGAAGCAGCGTCAGCTGCAAGCCCCCAAGGATTAACAGCACTTGCCCAAGGATTCTGGTTTAGGAACGAAAGGGAAAAAAATCGCCGTAATAGGCGATGAACTTAGAAAGAGCTTTAGAGGAACTATTCACAGGACAAAAGAACGTTGCCAAACAAGCCAGAGAGCTTGAGATGACAACAGAAGAACTAAAGACAGTATTCCGGGAATACGCAACAAAACGCCCCATCAATGTTAATGATGAGGACGTTTGGAACGCAGACACAGAACCAGCATGGCCTTATGCGTGATCGTTTTCGATTGGAGCGGAAGGTTGATCATCAAAGGAATCAAGCCAATCACGTAAGGCTTGACCAGTCGGCAAAGATTTCGGCCAAGCACAAAACTTTAATAGGCTTGCTTTGTTATAAAACATCCTAGAAGTGTTAGGTTTCCAGGCTACATAGATGGGAGAAGGTCCATCTTTATGTAGAGACCGCTCAACAAATAGGGTATTTGGAACGTGAAATTGTTCAGGTTTCATTTGGCTACGGTGTTGGATCGTAATTTACTATTTCATCGACCAGTGGGATGATTTCATCCTCTAAAACATCTAAAGATCCAATCATTAAATGCTGGTCCATTTCATGACGCTTGTTTTCACGTCTAACGATAGATTCAAGCTCCTTCAAGATGTTTTCTAATCTTTTGAGTTCGCTTTGTTGTATGGGCTGATAATGATAAACCATAAGAAAGAAAAAAGAGTGGAACGTTTTAACCCTGGAACTTGAGTGCTTCAATGGCATCCAGATGATCCTGCATTTCAGCTTCGCGTTGCCAATAGCTTTCTGCGTGCTTAGCTAGCCATTCATCGATAGCTTCATTAATTAGGGCATCCCTGGAACGTCCATCGATAGCAGCCATCTCCGCCATTGTTTTTCGACGACTCCAGCTTTCAAAGTGCTGGAGCTGTTTCATCAAATCATCGTGTGCCTTTTTAGTAAGACCTGGTGCGTCTGGCTGGTTCGCTAGGAACTCTCGCCCTGCATCGGATAGGAAAGCCATCACGCTTCCTGCTCCCAGTCGTACTTAGCAACCATCTGCTTACATCCCTGGCACGTCAGAGCAGACCATGCAAAGTGGTAGACACGTCCAATGTGACCACACTGCGGGCATTTGATAAACGTTCCCCGTTGCTTAACCCTGGAACGTTTTGTCACAGGCTTCCATCCTTTCTGGAACGGTATAAAGAACTGGCCCGGCTTGCCGTTCATCGTTACCCCATCTTTATGGGTCAATCCGATGTAATTGTCGTTATCAGGGCATTTAATTAGGAACTCATCAATCTGTGGAGCGTAAATAACGATGTAGGCGTGGGACGCCCAGTGGACTGTTTTGCCAGCCATTACAGCGGCTTTGATTTCAGCGAGTTGCATTTTGGTTGTCCAAGTAAGCGTGGATGCGGTTTTGTAGATCTGTGAGAATGGCTGCTCGTTGGCACGTATTCCAGCCTTTCTTTTCCAGGAATGACATTTCCCAGAAGATAGAGTCAGCCAGTAGAGCTAGTTCGTTGTCTGTGAGTTGCATGATGGAACGTATGTATGAGACAAAATCTCAGGTTATTTGAGACAAACCACCCATACGGGCGAGCCTTTCGTATTCACGAACTAGACGTGCATAGTCTTGAACGTTGCCAGCTTTAAAAGCCGTGATTAACAGCTGGCGCGTCATTCGCATCAATGCGTCGCGGTCTTCAAAGCTGACTCCTGGAACGGAATCGGCGTCGATGCTGCCATCTTCTGCAAAGCGTTCAAGGTCTGCAGATTCGCAGTCTCGGTAGGCCGTCGCTCTGCTGATGCCATAGTCACGTTGGAGCGTTGCAGCAACGTCAGCGGTTTGCAGGCCCATGTCTAGAAGTCGCTTCGCTTCCGCTAGTTGTGCGTCTCGTTGTTGGTTGGTCCGTTTCATTCAGCGATTTCCCACTGAACGTCATCGAGGCAAACCGTGATGTCTGCAAAGCAGCGAGCCGGTCCGAATTGGGCAGGCTCTGCAATGTCGGGAGGGTAGACGACAGCCGGACTCGTTTGCACCATATCGTCCACGATGGCCGTTACGCGAAGCTGAACTACTCCGTGTTGGTCCGATCTGCTGATTACGTCTGCCTCCTCGATTCTTAGGACGTGTTGGCTCATTGGTTGATTTTGCTTTCTACTCTGCTACAGTAGCATCAGTTAAACCAACACCGCAACCATGCACACAACTACCGAGCAAGTGCAAGTCCGTAACCAGTTCAACGCCCTGTGCAACCTGACCGAAGGTAACCTGGTCCGTCTACTGAATGACTGGCAGGATCAAAAGGTGTGGAAGGTCAGCGGCCACGGTGGCGCAGTTGCCAAGCTTTCCAAGCAGTTTGAGCAATACTGCCAGCAGAACGGATACAACCAACAGGGAAAACCCTTCCTTTGTCTGGTGGGACGTTACGGGGCCTTAAACGTATTCATCCGTGCTACTTGCTATCCAGGAGGAGAAGGAACCCCGATCAACCTCTCGGCCGATGTTTGCCTGGCACGTTTCGATGATCAGACCGGCATCATGATACGGCTGCTGGAGTGTTACAAACGCCGCGTAGATTACACACTAGAAGAGATCCAAGCAAAAGCAAAACGTGCTTACCAACTGGAAGCCGAAGCCCGTGAACTGCGCTCTTCTATCTCCGATTTCAGGTGACATTAAAAAGCCCCCTAATCGGGGGCCGTTTTGTTTTCACAGCTTGGCAAGCCGTGGATGACATGGCTCGTCTGGCCACTCAAAAGAGATAGATGAGTCAGCCGCTATTTTGTGCCCTAGGTCTAGCACCGCTTTACGTCGGCCTTTAACCTCGCGTCTGCTGTCCTCGTGCCATAGGGTTGTTAAATACTCATCACAGCGTTTTAGTTCTGCTGAAATGTAATCTAACTGCTGTTTAGGTGTTAGTGACATTTTTAAATAAAAGAAAGCCCCAGAGCGTTAACCCTGGGGCGTTTGATTAGACGAAGGAAGGAAGCTCAAGCGGGAGTGTTACCACTTTGAAGAGATAACGGTCTCCGTCAACTGCACGGCAAGCCCGAAGGAAGGACTCAGCCTGTTCCTTGGTGCGTGGTCGTCCACCGTAAGTGGGAACCACCCAACCCGATTCTATGCCCGCGTAGCGGGTAACTAGATGCCGCATTGTGCTACCTCGGTTGCTTGTGCTTCTGCTTTCTTGGACTCCCAGCGTTTGAGAACAGTGGCGAGTTCTGTCGAGAGATTCTCTAGGAACTGACGCTGCTCTGCGCTCTCTTCGCGATACCCGGCGCTTCTGACGTAGTTCAGGATGCCTCCGCGCAGATACTGCGTAGAAACACCATCGAGAACCACGGAATCACCGTGTTGAGTATCGCGAATGGTGATGTTACTGTCATCGCCCCACCCATAAGTGTGGAGCTCGACGGCACAGCCACCTAAGCCGCGGAATTTTGTCTCAGTTGCTTTTTGCATTTGTTGGAGTAGAATGAATTACATTGTGCTCTATCACACGCGGCGCAGGATTGACTGATTGCCACAGCGCCGGACATAAGGGCGCATGGAGTCTCCCGCGTAATCGCGTGCTTCTGCTATGCGATTGTCAAGGTTCGGGAAGAAAGGTGAGCTGGATTGCCCTCCTCTCCTCATGTATATAGTATAGCACATTGTGCTCGACTATGGGGGTATCATTGCGATCTTAACATTTCTTTAAGGTCCCCCAGGGGACTTAAATAAATACTGCCAAACCTATCTACTGTGCTACCCGGGGGCAGGGGTCAGAAAACACACTTCTTATGTGCTACACCCCAAAATAAAAGAGACCCTATATTTAGCCTTACATGTTGCTATTGTGGCTGCACAGGTTGTTTCCGAGTTATGGACGAAAATACACCCGAAGAGAAGGAAGTAAAACGAATCGGTGGTCCAAAAAACCCGAAGGACATCCAAGACGCCCGTATTCTCCGCTTATATCGCCGCCAATTAGAAGGCTTACCCGCTCTCCAGCTGGTACTTGACCACGCAAGCAAAGAACAGGTGGGACGTGCCACTGCATTCCGCGACTGGAAAGCAGTCCAGGTACTAAATCGCGAAGATTTTGAGCGCGAACGCGAAGATATGGCCTCCAGAATATTTTCTATGCGCTCCCGCCTCTACAACTCAGCCATAAAGCGAGGCCAAACACAAACAGCTGCTAACGTTCTCGATTCCCTGGCACGTATGGTCGGTTGTGACCAAGTGCAAGAAAGTAGCACATTGCCCGAGATCCACGTTAGGATCGAAAAACCCGAGTAAACACCACTTTTGGCGAAAACACTTGATATAAGCCTTCGCCCTGCCCAAGGCATTGTATTTAGCGCCAAAGAAAGGTTCCGCATACTGGTCGCGGGTCGCCGCTTCGGCAAATCCTACCTTTCCTGCATTGAACTATTTACCAAAGCCCTGGAACGTCCCGGCGAAACCTATTTTTACTGCGCCCCAACGTATCGAATGGCGAAAGACATCGCCTGGAAAACGTTAAAAAAGACAATCCCAAAAGAATATATCCGCTCCAAAAACGAAACTGACTTACGCCTAGACCTTGTAAACGATTCCACGATTGAACTAAAGGGCACAGAGAATGCAATGGCACTTCGTGGCCGTTCTTTAGCAGGAGTAGTTCTAGACGAAGCCGCCTTCATGGAATCAGAAGTCTGGTTCGAGGTAATCCGCCCCGCTTTAGCGGACAAACAAGGCTGGGCACTCTTCATATCCACCCCGGATGGAACGGCCAGCTGGTTTTACGACTTGTGGTGCTATTGCGAAGAGGACAAAACGGGCGACTGGATCCGCTGGTGCTACACAACAATCGAAGGTGGCAATGTTCCCGCACACGAAGTCGAAGCAGCCCGAACCCAACTCGACGCTCGTACATTCCGCCAAGAATTTGAAGCCAGCTTCGAGAATCTAACGGGCTTAGTCGCTATAAGTTTCAGCGACGAAAACATATCCACCGAAGCCAAAGACATCAAGATACTGCCATTACTACTAGGCGTTGACTTCAACGTTGATCCAATGTCTGGCATCTGCGCCGTAAAAGACAACGGCACCCTATACGTCTTCGACGAAATCATGCTTCGCGGCGGAGCAACAACCTGGGATTTTGCGGAAGAAGTAACCCGCCGCTATGGCGTGGACCGTCGAGTAATTGCGTGCCCTGACCCCACAGGCGGCGCAAGAAAAACTTCTGGCATCGGCGTAACAGACCACACTATTTTGCGTCGCAGCGGTTTCAACGTTCAATCACCAAAAGCACCCTGGAAAATCCGCGACAAAATCACAGCAGTAAACACCGCATTATTCGATGCTGCTGGAGCGCGAAGAACTGTAATCCACCCACGCTGCAAGCAATTAATCAAAGATTTAAGGACGCTAACTTACACACCGAACACCGGCCTACCCAACAAAAACTTAGGAGTAGACCACGCATTCGACGCCTTCGGGTATTTAGTTTTACAACAGTTTAATTTAGCCAAACCCGAAACTATGGGCACTACTTCTCACCGGTTGTATTAAAGTGAAGCGATTAAAAGGAATGCCCTGCCCTGCTTGTGGGTCGGAGGGTACAAAAGTCGTGTGCACTTATACGTCACAAGATGATGATGTAGTGCGATTTCGTATTTGCGAAAAATGCGGCAAGAAGTTTAGGACGATCCAGCCGCCTGAAGACATCTTGTCAAGCACAATAGTAGTTAAATACCATCCTCGGGAGAGCGAGGAGCATAAAGGCAAGAAGGTCATACTTGAGTGCGACCCGCAATTGGCCTAGAATAAGGAGACTTAAGGTCTTGATATGGCTTACGGTATGGCGGCCAAGAAAAAACCAGCAAAAAAGCGTGGTTTGTACGCCAATATCAAGGCAAAACGTGATCGAATCGAGGCGGGCTCTGGCGAAAAGATGCGTAAGCCAGGCGCTAAAGGCGCTCCAACCGCGAAAGCGTTTAAGAAAGCTGCGAAAACTGCAAAAAAATCGAGCCGCAAAGCGGCGGGAAGTAGAAAATAATGGCTGCTGTTGTAAATACGGCTGTTGACAGGTTTACTAACGCTGTCGAACACACAGGATCAGAGATGACCAGTGTGGATGACTGGATGCAAGTCCATGCCCATTCTGCTAGTTATTCTTTTGCTGCAAACGTTTCATCTAGCGGCAATTTTACGCTTGCCTTAGAGGCAAATTTCAACGGCAACGGCTCTTGGTTCACGATTGACACCAGCAAGACAATCAACTCAGCCGGTCAATACGTTTATTTCTACGACGGCAAGCCTGCCACTACTATCCGTATGCGAATTGCGTCCATTTCATCTGGTACGGTTTCGTTAATGCCGCACATCACCGTGACCTACCACGGTTAAGCAGTTAGACTGTTAGGCATAGAACCTTCCTATGTCTACCAATGGCTGTTATTCGAGGAGAAGAGGGCGCTGTCCAGTTTGCCCCTACTGGTAGTGGCAACGCAACAATCGTGGGCACTCGTAGCTGGTCACTCAGTATCACAAAGGACACACTTGACACCACCAAGCAGGGCGACACCTTCCGTTCCAATGTCGGAAGCATGATCTCTGGCTCTGGCACGGTTGAGCTTGTCTATGACCCTGACGCAACTGGTCAACCTACCTTTATCGAGGACATTGTTACGGCTGCTGATCCAGCAGACGCAACCTTTGAGTTGTTCACTAAAGGAACAACAAGCGGTACTGATTCAGTGAGTTTTGCTGGAATTATTACCAGCATGGATATTGGATCTACTGCCGGTGATCTTGTGGTTGCAACTTGCAACTTCATCACCAGCGGAGCAATCACCAGCAACCTTGAGTAAAGGTTGATCTGATGGTTGAATATCGCGGCGAACGCTTCGCTGGCTACAACAAACCTAAACGTACTCCGAGCCACCCGACAAAATCCCATGCCGTTTTGGTAAAGGAAGGGGACAAGGTTCGGTTACTCCGATTCGGACAACAGGGAGTCAGTGGCTCACCAAAACGTGAAGGGGAATCTGTAGCAGCAAAGCGTCGTCGTGAATCGTTTAAGGCTCGCCACGCAGCCAACATAAAGCGTGGCAAGCTTTCCCCTGCTTACTGGGCCAATCGCGTGAAATGGTGACATGACTTACTCCGTCCCTGGCTCGGTACGCACCCATCTCGTCAGTTCTTCTTATCTAGGAAGTGTTGA